TCTTCACTATTAGAAGAAGCGATTGTAGACGCTAAAGCCCTCAAGGATGCCGCATTGAAAAATGCGGAAAATGTTGTATTGGAGAAGTATGCCGCCGAAGTGAAGGGCGCGCTCGACACTCTCCTAGAGCAGGATTTAGATTTAGGGCTTGGTACTGAAAGCGGAGAAGGCACCCCCGATGAAGATTTAATGGAGTTTGCCAAAGAGGTTCCTTATGGTCACCAGAACGAAGAGTTGGATGCTCCCGAAGAAATTATTGAAATCGATTTTAATGAACTGAAGGCGCGCCTTGAAGAAGATGACGAAGTGGTAGAGGGCGACGAAATGATTGATGCCACCGCCATGGCCGATGATATCGCTCTAGAATTAGAAGAGGCTCAAACTGGCGTGAGTGATGTCGACTCCCCCGCAGCCGCAGGTCTCACCGGCGCAGACCAAGTAAATCAGGAAGAGGATGACGCAGAGGACAAGGACGCCGAAACCCGCGCAGCACCCTCATCGATGTCCCCAGAAGAAGATGATGATTTTAACCTTACTGAAGAGATGATTAATGACTTGATTGAGGAGCTTGTGGTTGATATGACCCCGCGCCCGCAGGGATGGTCATCCCTTAACTCTGCCGACAATAGCGTTGAACAAGCAAACAACGACGCTATGGCAGCTGCCCAAGCGGCCCACCTCGACGAAGACGAAGAGGAACTAGAAGAGGAGTCTACTGCACCAGATGTGGTGCCAGATGTGACACTCTATGAGACAAAGATCTCAGAACTTACAGAATCAACAAAAGAGCTACATGCTCTTTTGACTGAAGCCAAGACTCAACTGACTCAGTTGAACTTGGCAAACGCCAAGCTTGTTTATCAAAACAAGGCTTTGAATAGCGCCTCCTTGAATGAGCGACAAAAACAACAAATTGTCGAAGCTGTTCAATCTGCCAATTCTGTTGAAGAAGCGAACATGATTTTTGAAACAATTCAAAACGCAGTGAACGGAGCGCGGAATGATCGCCGCCGCCCAGAAACACTTCGTGAAGCTGTTACAAGACCTACATCGCTTTTACTCAACTCTAAGAAAAACAACGAGGCAACACACGATCCTAAAATGGATCGTATGCTGCGTTTAGCAGGTTTGAATAATAAATGACATTCAATTATTACAATTATAAGGAGGTTTTATAAATGTCTATTGTACAGAAATTAACAGAAGGCATCGTTAATCGTGACCTTTCTTCAGAAGGCGCTGCTCTCATTGCAAAGTGGGAACAGACCGGTCTTTTGGAGGGTCTTGGTTCCGATGATTCTAAGAACGGTATGGCTCGATTGCTTGAAAATCAGGCAAAAGAGCTGCTCCGTGAGGCCAGTAGTATGGCCGTTGGTGGAGATGTTGAGGGCTTTGCTGCCGTCGCGTTCCCGCTCGTTCGCCGTGTATTCGGCTCCCTGATCGCTAATGAACTCGTTAGCGTTCAGCCGATGAGTCTCCCCTCGGGACTTATCTTCTTCCTCGACTTCACCTATGGCGGTGTTGTTCAGGATACTAGTAGTGCCCGTCTCGGATTCGAGGTTGGTAAATCAGTGTATGGTGGTGGAGCAGTTGCGAGCCAGATCACCGGCGGTGTAAACCTGTCCGGTCATGATGGCGAAGATGCTGCTGGTGCGTATAACTTACGTAACGGCTATTCTTCTCCGACGGGAAGTGGGATTGCAACGACTCCCGCATGCGCTATCTCTGGTAACATTGATGGTGGGGGCGCTGTTGGTGACAACGCGCTTTCCAATGGTTGGACATCCGCCATTGGTGGAGACGGCCTTTCGGCACAGTATATCAGTGCTCAGATTCTCAAGTATGATCCGGATCTTACGTCCGGTTCGAGTTTCGCAGTTCTGACACAGGATATGTCTGGTAACCAGTTTAACTACGACGATCTAGTCGGCCTCGACCTTGTGTTCACGGGTACGGACGCTACTGACGGCAACGTCGTTTGCGTACGCCGCCTGTCATCGCTGAGTCGTTCTGCTGATCTTTCGACCGTGTCTGACACCGTCGTTCGAATCGTTGCGGTTGGAACAGGTTCCGCGGCTGCCATCGCGGCTGCTGTGGATAACGCTACCATTACGTGTCCTATCGTGGATAACTTCCAGGGTAACACGACGGGTAATCCGATTGGTGCGGTCCTGCCGACAACCACATGGGGACTGGAGAATAACCAGAACATCCCCGAGATCGACATCAAGGTCGATTCCGTGGCCGTCACTGCCATGACCAAGAAGCTCAAGGCCAAGTGGACCCCAGAGTTAGGACAGGATCTTAACGCTTACCACAACCTTGACGCTGAGGTTGAGCTGACTCAGATTCTTTCTGAGCAGATTGCTCTTGAAATTGATCAGGAGATCCTTGAGGACCTCGTTAAGGGTTCTTCGGCCGGTGTTCGTTACTGGTCGCGCAACCCGGGCGATTTCCTTAATCGTACAACTGGTGCTGCTAACGCTGCGCCGGAGTTCACCGGTAACGTGTCGGAGTGGTATGAGACCCTCGTTGAGACCATCAACGATGTCTCTGCTCTGATCCACCGTAAGACTCTGCGTGGTGCCGCTAACTTTGTGGTGTGTTCACCTGAAGTTGCTAACCTGCTTGAGTTCACTGCTGGCTTCCGTGCCAACGTGACTGCAGATAGCGACCGTGGTGACATTGGTGCCGTTAAGGTTGGTTCGCTTTCGAAGAAGTTCGACGTTCTCGTCGATCCTTACTTCCCGCGTAACATCATCCTTGTTGGACGACGCGGAAGTAGCTTCCTTGAGAGTGGCTATGTGTATGCACCTTATGTGCCGCTGCAGACCACACCTACGATCTTCGGTGTTGAAGACTTCGTGCCTCGCAAGGGCGTGATGACCCGATACGCCAAGAAGATGGTGCGTCCTGATATGTATGGTTTAGTTGTCATTAAGGCTCTGAACGAATAATATAACTGACGTAGGTCAAATTAATGAAAGCCCCATCTCTTTTGAGGTGGGGCTTTCTATTTAGTAATGGACAAATAGAGGATCTCTTTAATGGCTATACCCAAACTTAACCCTGCATCTACCTCAAATTCTAATGTGCTCCCAGTTACTGGTAGTACAGACAATGTCGCCACAACACTCCCTTTTGGAATCTATGCAGCGTCTACTGCGTTTGTGTCTGGCGCCTCCGATCAAGTATCATATACTTATAAAAAGCTGGGAGGAGACGTCCTCGACATCGAATTAACTGAAGGGAACGTCTATGCTGCTTACGAAGAGGCTGTTTTAGAATATTCTTATTTAGTAAATCTACACCAAACTAAAAATTCACTTTCGAATTACCTTGGAGCTGCCACTGCGTCCTTTGATCAGGACGGTCAGATTATCTCTGGGGATTCATTATCAGGCTCCAATGTAGAACTCAAGTATCCTAGGTTTAATTACGGGTACGTTCGACGTATTTCGGAAGGCCTAGCAACAGAAGCAGGTTTTGGAGGTCTCACTCCCATCTACTCAGCTTCGGTCAAGACAATTCCCGGCAGACAAGATTATGATCTACAGACTTTAATTTCTGGATCGTCCGCGTTGAGCGCTTCGGTTCCGTATTTTGGAAAAGTACAAGACAAGAGAGTGATCATTCGTAAAGTATTTTTTAAAACCCCTCGGGCTATGTGGAGATTTTATGGATATTACGGAGGCTTCTCAGTGGTGGGGAATATGCGCACGTATGGACAGTATGCAGATGATTCAACTTTTGAAATAGTCCCCACATGGCAGAACAAACTTCAGGCCATGGCCTATGAAGATGCTTTGTGGACAAGAATTTCACACTATTCTTATGAAATTAAAGACAATATGTTAAGACTATTTCCAAACCCCGACTCTACAAGCCCTGCGAACTTTTGGATACAGTTTTCTATTGATCAGGAATATGAGCCATGGCAGGAAACTGGCCGCGGCGCAGACGGCGTCTCGGGAATTAACAACCTTAATACGGTACCTTTTAATAATCTACCATATGAGAGTATTAATTCTATTGGAAAGCAGTGGATTCGTCGGTTTGCGCTAGCATTGACCAAGGAAATGCTGGGTCAGATTCGAGGTAAGTTTAGCACCGTCCCGATTCCAGGCGAAAGTGTAACACTTAACGGTGCCGACCTGCTAGGACAGGCTGCTACTGAACAGGCTGCCTTGCGCGATGAGCTAAAATCGATCCTCGACGAAATAACTTATGAAAAGCTAGCGATGCAGGACTCTTCTATGCAAGATGCGGCCGAAAAGGTGCTGGTCAATGTTCCAGCTGGCATCTACGTAGGATAGGGGACCCGCAATGGCTCGCAGTAAGCGTACACAGGCTCAAATTGAAAACAAAGAGGCCCAGAAATATGATTATGTGGGGGATAAAAAAGTTGCATCCCACCTACATGAGATAGAACTGGCGCCTTCTACTCTTGAAACCATCGATGGCGCAATGATGAACTTTGTAAACGAAGGCCTAAACCTTTCGGTGACCCGAAATGATGGATTTGAGAAAGTTCCAGTCTTGTGGGTTACTGCGGAGCGCGCATATCAGATTAAACACAACAAAGATTTGAGAGATTCAGAAGAAACCCTTGTTTTGCCTTTAATCACCGTCAACCGGTCGTCGGTAGTAAAGGACCCAGACTTTAGAGGGACGGTCTATGCCAATCTTTACCCCGAACCGGACGCAGCAGGGGGAACAATCACCTTAGCTCGTACAATTAATCAAAAGAAGACAGCAGAGTTTCAGAATGCTTATGCTAATCGAATGTATGGGACAGGCAAGAACGTTGCGAGTAAGATGAAAAACACAAACAAGCGAAATATGTCAACTCAGCGTGTTGTATATGAGACCATCACAATGCCACTCCCTGTTTGGGTAAAGGCCACCTATGAGGTTTCTCTGCGCGCCGAATACCAACAGCAAATGAACACTCTTATTACTCCATTCTTTACCATTGCCGGTAATTCAAGGATGCCAGAGAGAATTGAAAATGAGGGTCATGCCTACGAGGCATTTATTGATGGAAGCTTCGCCGATAACGCGAATAAAGCCGATATTGCGATGACCCAGCGCAACTATGAAACCATTATTACAATAGAGGTACTGGGATACTTAGTGGGAGAGGGCCCAAATCAGGAAAAACCCAAGATTGTTAGACGGCAGAGTCCGGTAGAATTTAAATTTTCTCGTGAAAGGACAATCGTGGGAGATATACCCCGTAATATTAAAGGTGGATTTTATAAAGAATAGTTCTGTTAGGATTGTGTAAGACTATTTAACTTTGAAGATTTAGTTACTTGCGAGAGGAGAACGTAACACATGTCAGTAAAAAAATATAGATTCGTATCACCCGGTGTTTTTGTCAACGAGATCGACAACTCACAGGTCCCCGCTTCTCCGGCCGGGATTGGACCAATTATCATTGGTCGGGCAGAAAAGGGCCCCGCCCTTCGCCCCGTTACCGTAAATTCTTTCGAAGAATTTGTACAGGTATTTGGTACACCCGCACCGGGCGGAGTGACCAGCGGCCGTGCCGGCGATGTTTGGAGAAAAGGCAATGATAAGACTGCAGCCACTTATGGCATGTATGCGGCGCAGGCATATCTTAAAAATAGCTCTCCTCTAACCTTCGTCCGCCTCCTAGGAGCCCAGACAACCGCTGATGGCGGCCCTGTAGCTGCCAGTGACGGTGAGGGCGGCTGGAACATGACCAACGCTTATGGTCTTGTGGTGTTTAACTCTGCGTCCAATAATCAGGTTACGGGCGCACTAGCTGCTATCTTCTATGGTGGCTCCACAGCCACTTTTGAATTAACAGGCACTCTCATGGCCGCCGACAATCACACTTCTGGTCCTAGCGGATCAGGTATGGCCATTCAGGGCGCGGATGTGGTCGTTGCGAACGTAAATAACGCTAATCAGTTCAAGCTGGTCGTCGGAAATTACAGAGGAACAGCCAACCTTACTACTACCTTTAACTTTACTGAAGGCGATTCTCGCTATATCCGAAAGGTTTTCAATACTAACCCGCAAATGACAAATTCGTCACTGATGGGCTCTGGTGAGACTCAGCTTAATTACTTCTTGGGCGAGACATTTGATCGCCACCTGAAGTCTAACATCACAAATGGCACCTCTGCCGCAATTGTGAAGCTTTATAACACAGGCTCCAGCCTCGGCGGCGCCGACTTTAATGGCGGACTAAACGGAGCACAGACTCCTCCGATTATCGGCTGCCGTCTTGACCCGACTGACGAACCTATCGATCTATTCACTGTTCACGCTCTCGAAGAGCCAGGTGATTGGACTAACCGAAACCTTAAGATTTCCATTCAAGACATTAAGCGCCCAACGGGCAATAGCGATGATTATGGAACCTTTACCCTTGTTGTACGACAGCTAAGTGATTCCGACAATGTTGTTAAGGTGGTCGAACAGTTTAACGAGTGTGATCTCAACCCTGAATCGGCCAACTTTATTGCCCGACGAATTGGCGACAAGTATCGCGAGTGGGTTGAATCCGAGCGCCGATACATTGAGCGTGGAAACTACAGGAGCAATTCTAGTTATATTCGTGTGAAGGCGGCAAGCATGGTGGAAGGCGGATTAGCCAATGCGTCCCTCCTTCCCTTCGGCTTCCGCGGAATGGTCAAGTACTCCGATGAGTTGATCACGGGAATCAGTGGCTCCCGAGCCGGAAACTGGGTCACAGGCTCAGACGACGCCGCGATGAAGGCAGCCATCAAGGCCAAGCATAATAATTCAAATGTTAACTCGGTGTTTATCTGGGCCGATGCGGTTACATCCGCGTCAGTGGCATATCCTGCCCCCGAACTTCGTATCAGCGCTTCGAGCGGTGATTTAAGTAACAACGGTGATGCATACTTCGGCTTCCAGACCTCTCAGGGCGCCGGAAGTACCGTTTTCGATCACTCAACAATTGATCTATGCCGCCCCCGTGGTGGTGAGATTGGAGCTATGTTTGCGGTCGGTTCACAAATGGACCGATCGGTTGTCTTTACGCTTGATGATGTTGCTGGTAACACCAACGGACTTGGTAACGGTGTCTGGATTAGCGGATCTCACAGCTCTGCTAGCGCAGCCGCCAGTTTCACGTACCTCAGTGGTGCAGTGAGCGGCGTCCTTGACGCCGGCTTCGACCGCTTCAGCGTTCCGATGTACGGCGGCTTTGATGGCGTCAACATCACAGAGATGGATCCCTTCAACAGCAGCACACGCGCAGCATGCCTGCCTACGACGGCCACTGACAAGACGAGCTACTCTTTCAACACCTACAATCGCGTCATCGATGCAATCGCAGACCCCGAGGTTGTTGAGATGAACCTCGCATCGGCACCGGGCCTCACAAATAGCGGACTTACTACAAAGTTGGTCCGTACATGTGAAGATCGCGCCGACGCACTGGCGGTCATTGATCTGCCTTACGGTTACACGCCTCGTGAGTCGAGTGTTGTAAGCAATCCGCGACAAAACCTTGCTAGCACGATTCGATCCAACATTAACGATTTGAGAGATCGAGGACTCAACTCTTCTTATGGTTGTACTTTCTACCCGTGGGTTCGAGCACGAGACACCATTAACGGAACTTTCGTGTGGGTGCCTCCTTCTGTCGCAGCAATTGGAACATTCTCCAGCTCACAGAAGAAGACTCAGGTATGGTTTGCCCCCGCTGGCTTCAACCGCGGCGGACTCTCTGAGGGCTCAGCTGGAATCCCCGTTACAGATGTTGCACACGCCTTGCGCCGCAAGGACCGTGACGACCTCTACGCGTCCAACATTAACCCAATTGCTAAGTTCCCCGCAGAAGGTATTGTGATCTTCGGTCAGAAGACACTTCAGACAACTCCGTCTGCACTGGACCGCATTAACGTGCGACGACTGATGATCTTCGTGAAGAAGCGCATCTCGCAGATGGCAACGACGATCCTTTTCGATCCGAATGTTAAGACCACATGGAAGCGATTCACCTCGATGGTTGAACCGTTCCTCAGTGAGGTTAAGGCTCAGTTTGGTCTTTCGGATTATAAGTTGATTTTGGATGATACAACTACGACACCCGAGTTGGTTGATAGAAATATCATGTATGCACAGATCTTCTTGAAGCCCACCCGAGCAATTGAGTTCATTGCAATTGACTTCAATATTACACGAACGGGAGCATCTTTCGACGATTAGAAAATAATGTGGGCGGTTTGTTCCCCTCACACTATATAATATAAGGATTATGAGGAGAATTATATAATGCCAAACATGTTCTGGAGTCAAGCCGCGGCAGAGCCGAAAAGACAACATAGATTTTTATTGGAGCTGCCCCTTTTAGGAGTTGCAACCGGAGGAGTGACGGGCCCATACGAGAAGTATCTGGCCAAGACGGTTTCCAAGCCTTCTTACACTCTAGGCGTGACAGAGCACAAGTTCCTTGGCAACACTTTTCATTATCCCGGCGCTGTTACGTGGGACGAGGTTTCTGCAACACTTGTAAACTCTATTAATCCCAACGGAGATGAGATTCTTTATGAGGCTCTCTATGCATGCGGTTACCATGATCCCGAAGATCTAGAAGGATTTTTCTTGAACACTGGAAACAGTTCTCCCGGCACCCCCAACAAGGTTAATTCCTTGGGCGCACTCGGAAAGGTTCAGATTACTGAACTAAACGGAGAAGGTCTTGAAATCGACCGCTGGGTTCTTAACAATGCTTTCATTACAAGCGTTAAATTTGGTGATTTAGATTATAGTGGTGAAGATTTACTTAATATTGATCTGACTTTCAGGTATGATTGGGCTACGTATCAGACATTAACCGACTACGTCCCCGGCATGACTGGAGACGCACTGAGTGATTCTAACAATGATCCAATGCCTATAGCTCCCCGCGTAGGCGCCAGAGGGTCGTCGTAGGCCGGTTAACCTTATAGAAAGAAGGTGATTTGTGAGTAGAAGAAATAACTTGGAGCGGCTCGGTGCCGCTGATCAAGATGCACCCACCCCTCCAACGGCGGTTACGCAGCAAGATACGAGCGATATATTTTCGTTCATAACTCCCACAGAGTTTGTTGACCTCCCCAGTAAGGGGTTGCTGTATCCCGAAGGCCACGCCCTATATCAGACATCGACGGTTGAAATTCGTCATATGACGGCAAAGGAAGAGGATATTTTAACCTCTGAATCGCTGATCAAGAAGGGGGTTGCACTCGATAGACTAGTACACTCGATTGTGGTTGATAAAAAGATAAGACCAGAAGATCTTCTAATTGGTGACAAAAATGCTCTGCTGGTCGCAGCCCGCGTGACAGGCTTTGGAAACCTTTATGAGACCAAGATCACTTGTCCCTCGTGTACTAAAGTAACAGACGTCTCCCTCGACCTTGAGGACCTACAAACTAAAGACTTCGAAGAGCTTCCTGAAAATGTTACCACCACAGATCAGGGAACCTATGTAATCACCCTTCCGGATTTTAATAATTTAGAAGTAGAGGTGCGACTGCTTACGGGACGCCATGAAAAGTTCCTTATGCAGCAGCGCGAGAAGCGCCGGAAGCTTAAGCTGCCGGACACTAATATTACAGACCAATTAACGGCTATTATTGCCAGAGTAAATGAAATTACAGATCCAGCTCTCCTAGCTCAGTTTACTGAGCAGGTGCCAACCCGCGTTTCTCGACAGATTCGTGCTATTTACGAAGACCTCGTTCCGGATTTAGATATGACGTTTGGCTTTGAGTGTGATAATTGTGGCCACGTGGGTAAGGTAGGCATGCCGATTTCGGCAGACTTTTTTTGGCCTGACACATAAGTATCAAGAAGCGGTTTACGAAGAGCTATTTGTTCTAAAACACCATGGCGGCTGGTCTATTTTTGAGGCATACAACCTGCCCACTCAGCTCCGCAGATGGTTTGTCCGGCGCTTGATAAAAGAGTTCGACAAGCAGAATGAAGAAATAGAAAAAGCATCCAAGGCCAACCGGAAAAAAGGTTAGCTTTATAGAAAGCCGCTCGAAGGAGCGGCTTTTCTTTTATTCTACTATTTATTGATGAGGTATATCCAATGGAAAAAATGGTAATAGACTTAACTGTGGGCTCAGCCGCGGCGAACCTAGAGCTAGAGGAACGACGAGGCCGCGGCCGAACGATTACTTCGTTTGCGGCCAATGTACAATCTATGCTTACAGACCTTGTTCTGGCCGGCTTTGATACGCCCGTAAATATACGGGGCACTCAGCGACAAATCGATGCATTTTTTAAGGCACTAAAGGGCGAGAAGCGCTTTATGGATTCTTATATGAAACATGGCCTAGGAGACAGTCGCACCATGCAGACCCAGCACAAGCTTAACCGTTCCGTTGAAGCTTTCGAAACCGAAACAGGCTTAAAGTGGCCCTTTAAAAATTAGGGGTTGAACAATGTCTGTTTCTGACGCACAAGTTGAAAACCTTATAAAATCATTAGAAAACATAGCGTCCAAAATGGAAGCCGCCACCGGTGACGCTGCCGGAGGCGCCGGAGGCCGCGCTGCTGATGGGGATGTTTATGGGGATCCCACAGACTCCGCAAAACAGGCCGAAAGAGCCGCCAAAGCATTTAGGGAGCTCAACAAAGACGTCGAAGTTTCTGGCAGCCAGATGACCGAGTACACCAGAATCCTCGCGGATATGCAGAACGGTGTCGCCGGCGCGGCCGATGAGATGGCAGACTTTCAGTCGACCCTCAAAAAAGGTGGCGCGAAGTTTGATAAAGCATACGACAATATGTTTAAGCTCACGGGCGCCGCCGATCAGCTAAACAGTGTGCTCCCCACCAGTAAGCAAGAAATGCTAACATTTGGTACATCCCTGATGAAGAGCGTGAAGAGTGGTGAGATCTTCGTTAGCATGGCGAAGAAGCTCATCGGCACCATGGTCAATCTTGCTGTCCAAACTGACGCAGCCACCGCCGGCTTTATGAGGATGACGGGCGCCTTTTCTCAAGGCAACAACCTTACTAATGAATATGCTAAAGTAATTGGGGGAGCCGAGCGCCAACTAGCGCACTTAGGAGCTACTGAGGAAGACGTAGGAAAAGCAATGGGCTCCCTGTATACCGGATACCAGAACTTTACTAATCTTTCGAAGGACCAGAAAAAGGCACTTACTGCCCAAACCGCTGTCATGGACAAGTTGGGGATCAGCACGGGCCTTACTGCGCAAATATTCGACACCGCCACCAAATCACTGGGGTTCACTGATGATCAGCTTATAGGCCTCACCGAGGGACTTCATGCCACCGCACAGAGTCTGGGCAAATCCACGGCACAGGTCGTAGAAGATTTCGGCGTTGTGTCAAAACAGTTGGCATTTTATGGAACAGACGTCGTTGGCGTGTTCGAAGACATGCAGAAACAATCAAAGGCAACTGGTTTGTCTATGGGCGAGCTTCTTAGCATTTCAGGAGAAGCTTACGACACATTTGATGGTGCCGCAGAGAAGGTGGGACGACTGAACGCTATCTTGGGTGGCCCGTACTTAAACTCAATTGATATGCTAAACGCATCCGAATCTGAACGCCTCGAAATGATTACAGCATCAATGGATGCCAGCGGCCAGATGTTCTCTGAATTAGGAAAGTATGAACAGAAAGCAATTGCGTCTGCTCTGGGAGTTGAGGTTGATGTTGCGAGGCGCATGTTTGGAGAACTCTCTGCCGCAGAAGAGATGGAGATCAGGCAACAAGAAAAGATGGCGGAAACAGCAGCTAAGGCCCAAAAGGTGATAGATAAGCTGACGAATGCTTTTTATTCTTTGGTTGTCCGCATCGATTGGCTTGTTGGGATCATGGTGAAGCCAATTGATTGGTTCTCCTCATTCGCCGGATGGCTGAACGATGGCTCCAGCGCTATGAAGACATTCGCCAAGTGGCTTCTTAACATTGGGGTCCTCTTCGGCGGACTGTGGGGAATGCTCAAGACTGGAGGCAAAGCGCTTACTAAGGCCGGCAACGCTGCGGGTTCTCTAGGCCGCGGGATGAGAACTGTAGGCAAGGTTGCCACGAATGTTTTTGGCAAAGGATCCCCAGTTGGCAGTGCCGTCAACACCGTAAGCAGCGTCAGTACTAAGATGGAGAAGGCCGGATCCATGGCAACGAGAATGGGCCGCTTTATGACAAAGGCAGCGAATTCAATCGCGAAGCCGTTCCGAATTATGGGCAATGCCATACGTCACCCAATTCAGGCCTTTAAAAGACTTACCGATTTGGCCAAATCACTCCCGAAGTTCCTGCGCAATATAAAAATGCCCTCACTAAAAATGCCGGCATGGCTGTCTAATCTTTCCAAATTTAAGATGCCTTCTTTTAAAATGCCCTCCTTAAAGATGCCGGGACTGTCTAAAGCTAGTGCTGCACTCAAGAACGTGGCGATGGGTTTTAATAAAATTAAAGATACCGTGTCCAAATTTAAGATGCCTTCTTTTAAAATGCCCGGCCTAGGTAAATCCACGAAGCTTCTCAAGGGCTTCGGCAAAGTACTGGGAGGGTTTGCAAAAGTATTGTATCCGTTAGAACTAGCGTGGCACACAATTATGTCAATTAAGGATAATTTCAACCTTTTTGGTGACTCTCTCAAAGACGGCGAAGGATTTATAGAAAAAATCCTCGGTGGGATCGGGGCTCTTTTAATCACAATCGGCGATGCAGCAGCCCGGGCAACGGATTCTCTGGTTAACTTCGGAGTGTGGATTGCCAACATATTTCTCCCAGAAAATTGGGAGCTGCCAGAACTGAATCTCGCAGGCATGATACAAGATTCTCTAGCAAATCTAAATTTTGACTTTATTAATGAAACTTTCGCCTATATGGGCCAGATGATGATTGATGGGATTCTTTCTATAGTTCCTGGCTGGGCGAAAAAGTGGCTTGGAATCGGCGCCGATGCTAAGACAGAGAAAGCAGAGATAGATGCTGTACAGGGCGCCGAAAACCGCCGAGCCGAGCGCGAAGGTCGCGAGCCCAAGAAAATCACAGCAGAAGATGTCGATGATGTTGTGATCACTGCCAGCGGAAAAGTGATTAAGCCCAATTCGAAAGACACCATAATTGCTGCAAAGCCCGGCGGCCCTCTTCTTAAGTCCCAAGAGGAACAGCAAGATGGTCTTGGTCAAATGGCGTCTCTGGCGGCAAAAGCCATGAATCCACTCGGCAGTCTGTTCTCTGGAGTTACTGGCGCTGTACAGGACCAGATATTTGGTAAGAAGGGGGGCCCCGAAGGTAAAGGCACCGGTGACGGTACCCCCAATGTTAAGGTAGATGTGAGTGTTAAAATTGGTGAAAAACAATTAACCGACATCATTATAGAGGCGCTATCTTCACCGGAGGCCGGAAAGGCGATATCGCCGTTCCTAAACTAGAGGTATAAAAATATGTCCGCACCCGCAGTAAAACAAGGAGATCCTGGATTAATTGGAGATTCATTCTTTCAGGTTCACATAACACACTTACCTACGAATAGAACAATCAGTTTCAAAGGCTGGGTAACAGATTTTTCTGATGCGTTCAATTCTACTTGGAATTCGGAAACTGTTTATGGACGAATGGATCCACTGGTAACCTTTCAAAACACTGGACGATCAATTACTCTGGGTTTTGATGTCCCCGCGGCCGATGGCCTTGAGGCTGCTGACAATCTTGCACGCCTAAATCGTCTCGCACAGTTTCTGTACCCCCTGTACTCTTCGGGACCCGATCGCACTATGCAAAATACACTACAGGGCGGCCCCCTTATCGGGCTTAAGTGGACAAACATGATCGGAAATGCCCATAACGGCGAAAGACTTATCGGGTACTTGTCAGGGTTTACATATTCACCGCAGCTGGAGCATGGCGCATTTTTCCAAACAGGAGCGTCTACAGATGTGGTCGACACTACCACCACGGAAGGCAAGCAGGAGGGATATGCAACTCGGGACGTTTCAACCTCCTCCGAGCGCGCTTATGTTCCAAAAGTAGTGAGTGTAAGTTTGGACTTTACTGTCTTACATACCCATTTGACGGGTTGGTATAAGGGAGAGGGCGGCTATACGTTCGGAAATTCTGATGTGGATGCTAAGTTTCCCAATGCTCACTTCGTAGTGAACACAGAAACACAATCCCAGCAGGCGGACGTTGGCGGCGGCGACGACGATAGTTATGAAAATGTGGGAGAGATACAAAAGAGTAATGAGACTGAAGTACTCTTGCCCAGCGCCGCGATCCGCGCGCTCACCGGGAAGGGGACATAAGTAATGCCAAAAAGATACGATAATCGAAGAATTCTTTTGAACAGAGAACCCCTTTATGACAATTATTTTGAAGAACGACACGTTAAATCAATTCGTCAGTACAACTCAGCAACTATGAGATATCCTACGGCAGATGAATTAAGTCGAATGACCAAAAAAAAGCACATTTGGGGTACCGGTGATCGTTATTATAAGGTCGCTATCGAAAACTATGGTTCAGCACAGTATTGGTGGGTGATTGCCTTGTTCAATAAAAAGCCCACGGAAGCTGATATTAAGAATGGCGAAGTAATTTGGATTCCTTTGCCTTTAGAAAATATACTGAGACTGTATAATAAGGTTTAACACATGTCAGTCAGCGAATTCATATGGGGTAATACCGCCTATTATAAAATCGAAATCCATGGCCCTGTTGTCCAGTCGGACGATGAGTCGGGCGACTCTGGCATTCCAAACACCCGAACTCGCGCAAGAGAAACTGCACTTGAACAACTTCGCTATCTACTAGCGCCCAACTACTTGTGGGCCGCGTCCCACATATGGTATCCGGAAGAGTTGGAGATTGTAGAGGAGGATTCCGGAGCCATGGCCCAATCGACGGGCCGGTATAATGTTGTTTATCGCATCTCTAAGGAAGCTGCAGATGCTGCCGCCCAGCAACCTCATGTTCTTGCGCTCCCCGATGGCGACCCTCGCCCCACGGATACAGCGCCTGCCGAAGAGGTTGTAACTGGGCAAGAGATAGCTGATGCGTGCCCTGACCGTGCAGCGTTTGCTATTCACGAAGATAAATATAAAGTTACGGTTGTTCTTAATGATGTTGATTTAGATATAGACTCCACCTTGAACATCGCCAGGATGGAAGCTGAGTTCGAATCGGCTCGCCAAATTGCTGCCAATTTTAATTCTTCTATTTCGAGCGACCAGATAAGATATCAAAGCGAGGCTCCTTCGGGACACTACGTCGGCCCCCCAGGCCAGCCCGGCGTACGCATTCAAGGGCTTGGTGCCATCATGCGCGAGGTACCTGAGGGTAGTGGCACACAGTATCAATGTATATCTGGCACGGGACAGGTCGCCTCAACTGGGAAGTTCATTGGATCTTACAGTGCGCCGGTTTCCGGAGTAACAAATGTAAGTGTGGTGCCCGGCGGGGATGAGGCGGCCGCCGGCGAGGACCCAAGCGAGACTGGACCTGCAGGCGACACCTCTCAAGATGCGCCCCCCGCCGCACCGCTTGGGGCTGGCGACGCAAACCCCGACGCTCCGCCTGGCGTAGAAGAGCGGGAGGGTAATTATGTAATTACTGTTATAGTACCGGAGGGCGAAGATCCACAGGAAGTAGCCAAAGACGAGCTAGCCAAATACGTTACTGATTCTTCCCGAGCCCGAGCATCCAATATCAGCGTTGAGGGCGATCTCGCACAACTGGACTCTTCCCCAGCCGCATCCGGCGATGTTAGTGGGAAAAAAATCCTCATTATGGGAGACAGCCAGTGGCACGGCACCGCCATGGGCCGTGCAGTAAAAGAGAGCCTTGAGGCCAAGGGGGCCGAGGTCCGCACTCTATGGCAGTACGGAAAAGGCGCTGCTGTCGGAGCGAGTCATTTCGGGGTTTCTGTCGCCGGCAGCACCGGCAATACAACAGTTAATCCCACTGGACTATTGGGCTCCATGCTCACCAGTTTTCAGCCCAACATCGTTATTATAGGTCTAGGCGGAAATGACTCATACGGGTGGAACAATAAAAAGGATAAATATAAAAAAGTATTAGAGGGATGGATTACCGCATTTAAGAACGCTGGCGTCTCAGAGGTTCGTTGGCTTGGCCCCTCCTTCGCTACGAATATCATGAGCAACGGCCGCTCTTATGATACGATTCGTCAAAAGATACGTGAACATCAGCAGGAATATTTGTCATCTTCCCCAGTATCCGGTATTCAAACCACATGGACTGATACGGTTTCTATCACTAGAGACCTCGAACGTAAAGAAGATGGGGTGCATTATGTAAGCGGCGCCCGTGGCTATGGCGGGTGGGGTACCATCATGACCTCTGATTCAGGTCCGCTAGCGGATCTGATGACAGGCTCTGCGCCCGGCGCCGAGCGCGTTCAGTTCGCAGTTCCGGCCGGCAACGTGCGGGTGACATCTCAACCCCCCAAGGGCGGAACGGGGTACGAGCCACCCCCAGCTGGAGCCTTCTCGCCCGGCAAAGAAGGAGAGAAGGGCGAAAAAACTCCGGCAGAAATTAACCTAGAACCTCTTGATTTTCAGTGTGTTTTAATGCAAAACATCCGCCTACTAGCGGCAGAGCACAAATCCGCGAAATACGATCATACTTGCCGCCTTACTAGTGATAATCCGGGCAATGTGATGTCAATCATCAATCATGGAAATATGACAAACGAAGTAAGAGAATTCCTCAGTCTTTGCCCCGAGGTGTATGGAGCACTCGTTCCTTTTCTTAAGATTTGGCGCGTTGAGTATAATGATAAGGGGAAAGTGTTGAAGAATTCTGACGGCACCCCCAAAGAAAAGGAACTCCGCATTCCTAATTTTGTTGATGAACGAGATGTAGATGACATCCTCGCCGGCAAGAAGAGTAGAATTTCTGGCGCCGGAATCAAGAGCTTTTCTTGGGAGCTAAAAGGCGTTCAGCCTGCAGAGGTTGACAATAACATTACGGCCAAGTTAGATATATATTTCCAGTCGGTCGGAGATTTCTTTGGTGGCGCCACACAAGCCGGTGGTAATGTTCCTAATTTCTTAGATTTAATAATTAACTCACCAGCGGTACGAAAGGTAAAAAACAAAAGCGGCATAGGAAGCCAGTCGCCCAGCAGCAAGCCTCGCAGGTGTGGCACGGGAGCCGCAGCAGCTGGTCAATACGATGGAGCAAATTTTAGAATTAAAGTTTGTGCGGGCTGGGCCGTACCCGAGGATTTGGAGAGTATGTTCCCCACGACCCCTCCGGCTAAGCTTAAGCTTTTAAGGGAGGCAGTCATGGCTACTCGGTCTTCGTTGTTTTTGCAGCAGGTGCGGCACAATATTACATTTAATGAAAATGGGTCAATGCTGTTGAGCATCGACTATCATGCCGCTCTCACTGGGATGCTCCGTGGCTCTACTGCGGATATATTTGCTGACGGTAAAAATCTTGATGAGATCACGAAGCTCCGCGACGAAAAGAAGGAGCTGGCCAGGCAATCGAAAGACCCAGATGCCACCGAGAGCGAGAAAGAGAAACTCGGGGAAGACACCGACCTCTTACTTGAAAAGATTGACGAACTTGAACAGGCCGACAAACTAGAAAAATATCGCAAGCTTCTTAAGGGCCTTTTCGAGAGCGACAAAATTATGATGCTGCAGCCCCCGAGTGAAGAGGTCTATACAAAGGGTGTTGATGACATGACTCACGAAGAAAGGGTTGAGTTTGCTACCACACGACAGAGTAAGACTTATCTTACGGAGAACATGGGACTGCGGAAAGGGTCCTTTGAGTCAGACACCTTAGAGGCCCTAGAGGACGAGGACTCTTTAGACGATGCCGCAAAGAAGTCTGATAAAAAAGCCAAAAAGAAGTCCAAGAAGGCCACGAAGAAGGCCAAGAAGGCGAAAAAGACTGTTGACATTCCATTTATGTATTTGGGAGATATCATTGACAACGTAATAGAACAAATTAAGCTTAACAATGCAGAGGAGCTTAATTTTAAATTTTTCATGTCTGAGGTAGAGTTGATCGATCCTTTGGTGGCGTACCAAGTTAAAAACTTTGGCGACTTTGCGGCGTGCGGGAATGTAAAAGATGCGGTTGTTTTAAGTGCAATGGAGGCCGCCACGCCGGGCGTCACTGTTATGGGATCAGAAGGACTTCTGTTGCAGATGAGCATCGGGGATATCCCCATATCTTTAGACGCATTTCAGCAGTGGTTTACAGATAAAGTAATTAAAAAGAGCCTCGATAAATATTATTTTTTAAATTTTATCAAAGACATTGCGTCACAACTTATCTCTAATGCCCTTAAGGCTCGGTGTTATGGCAAAAAATATAAATTCTTTCAACGATTCGACGCACAGCCCATTAATTTAGGCCAAGCAAGTTCGTTGAAATCAAAGACGCGCATAGGGGCCAAAAGTTTAGCCAACTACAAGAGAAAGCTTACATGTGAATCCTCTGCTACCGAAAGCCTTCTGGCTATTGTTTTGATGTCAACTGACACTAAGCCCAAATCTTTACAGGGAGACTTTGAGCAGGATCTAGAAAACGGCATCTATCATAATTATATTGGCTCTTCGTGCGGATTAGTTAAAAAGATTAATTTTAATCGAGAGGACCAGCCCTATCTTCGGGAGTCTAAAATACAAAAACAGGGCGCCTTAGGAGCAGCCCAGTTGAGAGAATTATACTCTGTTAATATTGATTTGGTGGGCAACAACCTTTACAGGAATGGGTCCTATATTTATGTTAGCCCTCTCTTGTTGGATACTACGATGGAGGAATTAGAGTTTTTGGGGCTGCACGGATATTATCTGGTGACGAGCGTGGGATCTGTGCTTACTGAGTCCTCTTTCACGACCAATCTGAAAGCCCTTCACGAAGGTGTGAAGTTCCCCAACACCAAGCTGGGAACGGATTCGCAACTCCCCGCCCCACCGGCTCCCTCGACTAATCCATTCGATCACGAGGCCGGCAGCGTCGAAATGCTTAATGCTGCCCGTGCTCTCTCGGGCAAGCCTCCACTCACTCAAGAGGAAGCGGAAGCGGCCGCAGAGAAGCTGATGGAGTTGGTCTAAAAAGAGGGCGTATCGCTATATAATAATATGAGTAGAATAATATTTAATCCCCGAGACCTCACAAACCCACAAGGGAGCAATAGCCTTAGCTCGTTGGGGATGTACTATCAACGACTTTTATATAAGGAAGAGATATACCCCCACTATGTGACGCCTCCGTTGGATACGTGGTACGACAAAATGTTTTATGGAAGAGTCGACCGCGAGCAGAACACAGTTGCTCCCAAAGAATCCCGGCTTAAGAGTGTTCCGGGCGCCAAAGAAGTTTATGTTTTAAACTTTGTGGCGGATGCCTTCAAGGACTTCTCAGCCCACATGAAGCAGTCAGCCACGATCGGCGTTTGTGTAAAAAGCGGTAACAGCAGCATTACTAATCCTGTGGCTAAAAAGGGATATCAGCCTTTTGGTATAAAATACAATGAGTTTTTGGAAGCTAGCTTTTCTGCATATGTCGGGAGCCTCTCGACGACTACTTCTAAAATTACTGATCTGGCATCCTTTACTAAATATTACATTATTTTCCTTAAAAAAATTGCTGCCAATTTACCTTTAACTCTCTGCAATTATACTCTTACAAACCATTTTAACACTTTTAATACAGGATTGTCGATTAGTCTTGCGGACAACCTAGAGCCTGGCGAAGATGCTCCTAAATATGCTGACTTTATTAATGATCCGAATTTCGATTTCTACGTGGCAGCCGCCAAAAAGTTTGGTTTTACTGTTAACAAAAACATGCCATGGATTCTGACTGCTGACCTTTTTACTAACGCAGGCATGAAATATATTTCACGCTACAGCGATGACGGAGAGTCTATAACTGACCAAACGTTCTTTGACGCACTGTACACTAAGGTGTGCTATAAGGATATTTATCGTTTACGCCTTTTTATTAAGAATAGCTATGAAACTTTTGTGGCATATCACCCCTATTATGAGGAGTTTGAACTATCACAGAAATGCAATCAGATGGTACTCAAAACACATAGGCGCCAACAGTTATTGCCAGACATTGAAACTATACTTACGGACAAATATATGATAGACTTATATCTCGAACTAAGAAGTCTCGAGGCTGGGAATCCCGTTCAGATTACCACTAAGCTAAAGACTGAGTTGGCAAATATATACAGGCTTAAGCCTGATTCCTCTCTCACGGGGCTCGAAAACGCTATAGTCTACATTAATATGATATACCGCGACTATATCTACGACGTTACATACCCCTCTCTAAATGAATTTATAAAATTACTTGACAATAACGCCATGGTTGGTACAATAACTACAGCAGCTTCAATTGCGACCGAGCTGTATTAAGGAGAGACCATGTCGTTTCAAGTGTTGGATTCTAAATCTGACTGCATTGGGTATTTTGCCGATAATATCATAACCTCAACATCTCAGCTACCAGAGAGCGGTAGCACGTGGGAGTATTCTCCCCATTTACGTGGTGAGCTGTATGAGCTGGGGCGTATATACAGTGAAGGGGCAACACTTTCAGAGGTATGCCCCGAAGAATTACGCGAGGAATGGGCAGAGATCAAGAAAACTCTGCGAGCTTGCCTTAAGGCGTTTAATACGGCGAACGTCTCGCTGCATAAAAACTGCCTATATGATGTTCTTCCGGAATATTTTTTGTTCCGGTACCTCAATGTTAAAAATCACATTACCGACCACGCCCTGAGGACGCTTCAGAGGCCTGCAAACTACGAGCCCATGTATAACCTCGTCAAGATGCTCTCGGACATCAGAGAGCGCACCCTAGACATCGACATAGCCCCTATTGGACACCTTCTTAGTTCGGTACGGGGGATGAACTTCCACCGGACGCTTCAAACCGTAAGACACGTATGCGATTATAATCCATGGGGAACCATAACGGGTCGACTGGCGACTAATCCCAACAGCTTCCCTATCTTAACAATGAACAAGGAGTTCCGTGCGTGTGTTAAACCAAGGAACGACTGGTTGCTTGAGCTAGACTTTAACGCAGCTGAGTTGCGAACGCTGTTGGCCCTCGCTGGCGTTGAACAACCCCAAAACGACATTCACGACTGGAATGTCAAGAACATTTTCGACGGCAAGCTAACCCGCGCCGAGGCCAAGGTTAAGACATTCGCATGGTTGTATTCTAGTAAGGAAAACAAGGACTTAGAGCGCCTATATAACAAGGATTTGGTACGGAATAGGTACTGGGATGGCTTAAAAATTACGACGGATTATGGTAGAATAATAGAGAACGTGGACGAGCATCATGCGCTCAACTACATCGTTCAAAGCACCACAATTGATATGGTGCACGAGCAGGCTTACAAAGTCTACGAGCTTTTGAAGGGGAGAAAAAGCCACATCGCATTTCTTATTCACGACGCTGTGTATAT